TTGTGTTAATTGTACTTGTTACCGTTCCAGTTATTGTAATCCAACTTGTACCATCACCAGTATCAACTAATGAAAGTGTTGCAGTTGGTAAACCAATGTAATTTGCATCAGCATTATTTGCACCACCACCCAATGTTACAAAGTCTGGTGTCCACAATGAACTGTTTAATGTATCTGATGCCAACGGTGCTATGTAAATATCGTTGATTAACTCCAACGTATCTTTACGATTTACAATATTACTTTTTATAGTATTGATTAAAAACCTTTGCCCATTAATTACCAATCTGTCGTTTGCTTTTAAAACGCTTAACAGAAAATTTGGCAAAATCGCTGTATAATTGTAAACACGCCTTTTAATAGAGAATATATCCGTAATGTAATCACTCCAATAAGTGTTGTAAATCGTTTCATCAAAAACTTGTGCTGTGTATTCGTTTGATACAGCGTTAAAATTAATATTAAAACTTTCAGTATCTATTTCAATACTGTGTGATGGCATAAATAATGATGTGTTTATTTCTTGGTATGTGCCATTTCCATAACCAATTGGATTTGATGAAACACTTACGTTTTGTGCATACATTAAAAACGGTTCACTAACATAACTGTTTATTTCTTCATCAGCTATTAAACCATATTGTATTGTGGTTTGTGCGTTTGTATTCAAGTCAATCAACCTTTCAAATATTGGTTGTTCAAATATTGTTTCAACATCTAATTTTTCACCACTTAACAATTCCGTTTGCGTTTCATCGGTGTAAAGTTTTTCTTCTAAATTACCGTAGTAAATATTGTTTTGCTGATAATAAAAATCTGCAAGAACTTGTTTACTTTCCTTAAATTTAAAATCAATCTGATTTAATATTTTACCACGACTTACTTTGTTTTGTGTAGTATCAACATATTGACTAATATCATAAACCTTTCCAGTTGTGTACCAGTTTTGTAAATCATCAACAAATAAATCATCACCATCTGGAACAACAACCAGGTTAAACATTTTTAGTATTGATGTAAGAAAATTATAAACGGTAACATCTTTAAAAAGTGTTTTTATTATAGTATCTAAATTAATACTTTGGTTTGTGTAAGAATTTGAAAAAACCAATGTATTACCACTTGAATTGTATGTGTAGTTTAGTTGAGTTGTTGCATCAAAATCAAAATCACTTTGTGTAATCATTTCAGCTTTTGCCTCATAATCATTTGTGAAAAACTTACGTGATCCAACAAATGTTTTTGTTCCCCACGCTGCTAATTCCGTTTCCAATCTTACAACACCATTTACAGTCAATCTAACTTTGTAAGGTGTATCTTCAAATCCAGCTTTGGGTGTTATTGTTGTTTGATAAACATAACGATCATTTACATTACTTATCGATGCTTGTGTTCCACTTACGTTTTCATAAACTAACAAACCATTGCTTAAATCATCTTTACGGTTGTTTACGTTTACATATAATTCCGTAAAGTTGGTTGATTCAAAGAAATTACCAGTAAAATTTAAACCGTACTTTTCCGTGATTGCTTTGATTATTAAACTAACTTTTATTGCTGGTCTTAATTCACCAAATTCTACACCGTGTTGTTGTTGCCCATTGTGAAAACGAATGTTTACAAGTTTATCTGTGTGTTGGTTGTATCACCACTATCTGAATTATATAAATATTGCCTTCTATAACTAATCAAAGGATAAATAACAGCATCAGCATAAGTAATTCCATCAACCGTAAAATCTAAACCATTGGTTAAACCAGTTAAAACATTAGCACTTGTGTAATCGTGATTAAAATTATCCAACCAATCTAATTCAACCATTTTATCTTCACCAATTAAATCTTTAACTTTAACGGTGTTTCCATAAAATACAATCTTGTAATACTGTATTTGATTTTCTTTTATACCTACATCAACAAGTTCAATTTTACCACGTTTAAAATCTAATGTATCAACATCAATGGTTGCAGTTTGGCGAACCCTTGCATCAAAACCATTATTTATATCTGCATTGTAGTAATGTTTAAATAAACGGTTGTTGCGTTTAGATGCTGGAACTGTAAACGATTGTGAAAAATCCCCTCGTATTTTTGAAATATCTTTTACATCCTGGACTGCTGTTGTAACCGTAATGTTTTCATCCTTTCCAAACGTGTCTAAACGCTCACCGTTTATGTAAATATCAACTGCCATTAAATATTATTAATTGTGTTAAATGCATAATCAAAATCAATCGTGTATAATGTTAATTTGTCATTAACTCTTGTTTTAAAACTTATCTGTTTACTTGCAACGTTTACTGGAACAAATGATGATTTTCATAAAAGAAAACAATATCAGATAATAACATTTCTTTATACAATTCATTTTCAGCTTCATTAATGTAACCACTATTTAAACTTACTGATTCCTTGCCAACAATATTAATCTTTTGCATCTGATGATTTGTTATATCATAAGAACCATTGGATATGTAATTGTTTTTAAATTCTTCATTTGTAACGCTTAATTTGTCCGTTCTTTTCTTAAACATTGTTACGGTATCAAACACACCGTATTTGTTCTTAAACACCACTTGTATTGGTTCAAATCTGCATTCATCAACTATTTGATAAACCCAACTNNTTGATGCTGGTGTTGTCGTGATTGTAATGTAATCATCGGTTGTTGCACTTGATACATCAACACAAACATANTGCACNAAATCTGTACTTTGATTTGTACTTGTAACCGTTAAAGAATCATTGATTTGTCCACCATCAGAATCAACATCAATTTGCGTAATCGTTGTTTGATTTACAAATGGAAATAATATAAATCCAGTCCTATCAACTTTGCGTGTCAATGAACTTGTTAAAACATAATCAGATGGTACGCTTGGATTTACACCTTCTTGCATATAACCAAACCCATCTAAAGCTGCAAACTCACCTTGAATATCTGGTATCGTAACACTTGGATCATCATAACTTGCTGTGTATTTTAAAAACTTTACGCTGTCTGCTGTACTATCAACAATTTGTGATGATGATGCTAAATTTAAAACTGGCTTAACATCAAATTGTTCACGCACTATTTTTGATAAATCAACATTAAATTCTGCATAATCTGTTGTTGGTCTAATTTTGGTTAAACTATATGTTGCAGTTCCAGGTGGTGTGCCTAAATCACCATCCCAAACAAAAGTATTTATTGTTGCACTTAAAGTTGTATCAAAGTTAAAAGGAATGTTTACATAATGTGGTGAACGTGTTAAAGCATAATCAAGTGTTGCTGGTGTTGGTGGTATCACGTAATTGTTAAAAACCACCGTTGCAGTACCGAAATTTGCAGAACCTAATGTTAAACCAATAAAATCTTCACCAAGTGTTTCTGATTCAATCAGTAATTCATTTACATTTTGCACCGTTGTAACATAACCAGTTGGATTGTCTAAATCAAATGCAGTTTCAAAATTATTTACTGTTGTTGGTACTAATGGTGAACTAACTTCATAAGCTGCTGAACGTGATAAAACCCAAATCCATTCTTCTGAACTAATTGTGCCATTATTATCATACTGTATTTTTAACGTATCATCAACTGCCCAATCATTAGTAAAGGTAATTGTCATCGAACTGTATGTACTCATAATTTATTTTTTTAATGTAAATTCAATAAAATCTTCAATATCTAATGCATAAGCTTCAACCAATTCTGGTGGCAAACTTTCAAATGCTTTTTCAAAATTGCTTGTAAAAAATAACGTTGGTTCAATACCATAATTAAATATTTTATTTTGAACTGCAAATGCAATCTTTTTTCTGTCACGCCCAAGAAACTTTCCAGTCTTACGTTTAACCCACGTTTGTAAAACATTTACTGGTGGTTTCTTATTAGTATATTTAAAAGGTGTTTGATATTTCTTTTTAACACCACTAACACCTTTATCAACGTATTCCCAATAATCTTCTGCACTTATGGTTGTTTCAATACTATTTGGATATGCCTTAACATCACCCTTTATGCTTCGTATCAAATCGCCACTTGCCTTTTTACCTTTGGCTTGTAACTCTGCTTTACTATTTTTTACAACCTCATTTACAAAATCTTGTAATGCTCGTTGCGTTTGTAATTTGTTTAACATTAATTATTTTTAAAACGATTCACAAACATTTGTCAATTCATCTGGTACATCCATTGTCCAGTTTTGTGTCCAACCATCCAACACGTTGCTGAATGCGTAAATGTTTGGAATAGCTGCATCACTTGTTACCAATGTAATATCAGTTCCTAAACGATCCTTTACCATCCTATCACGTGCCTTTTTTAATATTGCATACGTTGTATTTAGATTGTCGTGTCTGTTGTCGTTTTTCCAAAACTTATCATTCACTTCTTCTTTGTTATTATCACGCACATCAAGAACATTAATCTCAACAACAAATCGTGAATATGCCAAGTTTAGTTTGTCCAGGAACGGTGCAGATGTTACAGCAATATGAACTAATGGATAAATGTTTTTTTTGTAGTTATCAATTACTGCTGGATTATCTTCTGTTGTAACCGTATTTACTAAAACATCTTCTTCAAATATGGTTTTGATGTGTTTTATTAATTCGTAATATGTGTTCATCTGTTAAAATATGTTTGTGCTGTTATAAATGCTTTGCTCAACAACCTGGTTTGTTTAAAATTACTTGGTACTTGTATTTTTATATTTACACCTTTACGGTGGTATATGTAACTTTGAACAATCGCGATTTTTTGCAATGCTGTTATCACTTCTTTTTAATTAAATTACTTTCCATTCTGTTCTTGTCTGCTTCAAAACTTAAATACATCAACGCTGTGTTTAATGGTAATTTAGTTGCTGCTTCAAAATTGAAAATGTTTCCTTTAGCGATTCCATAAATTGAACTGTACCAACTCCACTTTTTTCCAAAATTTGCAACTTCTTGGTTTGCATTACTTCCTTCTCGATACAGTTCTGGATATAACTTATGCAATCGTTCAGTATGTTGCAAAAAAAAACATCTGCACCCTTTACAATATCCATTGTTACATCCAACGGTTCTTCATTTCCAGTATATTCAGCAATTAAATATTTACCTCTGCTTTGCACCGTGATTGGTCTGTACAAAATTGCCATCACTTTATCACGCTTTTCATAGTCATTATACAATGCATCCAAATCTGCTTGTTCCCCAACTGTCATTGAATCAATGCTTGGAATCAAACCATAAAACTTTCCATCTAATTTAAACTTTGTAATCACTTGTGAATCTTGTTGTAAGACTTGTGAAACATCGTTTACAATTTTATTATACGTTTTGCGCTCTACTTTATCAACCAAGTGTTCTGGTATGTTGCAGAATATACTAACGATTTGTTTACCAATAAATACTTCATCTTCACTATCTTTTACAGCTTTTACAAACCTTTGATATTGTGATAATTTAATATCTTTTAATGATGTTGGAATCGTAACTTTGACTTTCATACTATAATAACGTTAAATGTTGTTTTTTGTTTATCTAATATCGTATTGATTTGTTTTTTTATTGTCCAGCTGCATCATAGCAAAATATCTTATTGCATCAATAGCGTGATTAAAGGCATCAACTGGTTTGTTTAATTTTTCACCAGTCTTTGATGTATCCCAAGTGTAATTNCGCAACTCTTTNATTAAATTCGTGCTTCTTTTTGTTACCAGAAAATGATGTTGTTGTAATATGTTTATNCCATATAAAACTGAATCACGCCCTTTATCAGCACCTTTAATATTAAATCCATATCTTCTTATTTCTGCAATGGATTTTGGTTCTGCACTATCAGCATAAATTGCAGTCATACCAACATTGTTTGAACGCAATAAATCTTTTATATCACTATTTAGTAAACCAGTTCTGTAAATAACCTCATCAAATATTAAAGTATTATTTAATTTGTAACATTGAATGTATGCAGTTGGATCATTAGTGTAGCCAAAATCCATCCCACCACCAAGCAATTTTGCATCACCAGGAACTTGCATTGTTTCATCCCAATTTTGAAATACAACTCCCTCTAAACTTCCAACCTTTCCAAGTCCGTAAACATTCCACCAATTCTCCCAATACTTTGATGTTTTTGCTTTTTCCTTTGCCTTCTCAATTTCTTTTACAATAGCATCATCAAGTGCTTCATTATCTTTGTAGGTTAATATTACAAAATCAGCATCCTGGTCTTGCAAAAGTTCCGTGTGCGCCCAAAACTCTGATGTTGGATTATAATCTATATAAATAAATTTTTTAGTTCTTACAGCTAACTGATTGTAAGCCTCAAAGGATACATTGTTTGCTTCATTTATAAATAATATATCACGCCTTGCACCACGCAATTTGTCTGGTTGGTCTACACTAAAAAATTCAATGTAACTGTTATTGGCAAATGTATATTTTAGATTTGATTTATTTAAACGTTCATCTTTATAGTTATCTGTCCATTGCATTATTTTTTTAAAATCTTTTAACGCACCACGTTTTAAATGTGGTATGCTTTCAGATACAATGCTAATTTCTGATCCAGGATTTAAAGATGCGTAATGAATCAATAAAGGAATAATAGAAAATGTTTTTGATGATGATGTGCCACCTTGAACAATCCTAATTCTTTTTTTTAGTTTTGATATTTTAGTTTGTGCTGTTGTCCTCTGCAACATCTAAATCAATGCCTTTAAAAATTGGTTTTTCTGTAAAGTTTATTTCTTGTTCCACTCTTTCAACGTAACCACGCTCTTTGCCTTTCGTTTTTAAATAAAAAATTGTTGCTGCTGTACTGCCATCTTTTATTTGTTTATGTAATTGACTTTCAGCAAAATCAAGTGCAATGTTTTTTATATCGCTTACTTCCTTTTTAAATTCTGCATCTTCCTTTAACCAGGTATAAAATTGTGTTCTTCCAATACCCACACTTTTACACGCTGATGTTACAACACCAAGTGTTTTTTCTAATGCTTGTATTACTGCTTTTTTATGTTGTTCAGTTTTGTTCATAGTATTTTTATTAAAAAGTAAGAAATAATCAAAACTTACTTAAAGTCCAAAACCGTTGATTGCTATACGGTTTCATAAAAAAAGAACGTTATTATTTTTTATTATTAATCATTTATTCAGTAAAATATTCTATTTTATGCACATTAGGTAATTTATTATTCAGAACTCTGCTAACATACATTTTATGTTCACCAAGTGCAAGTGATGCTTGTCTACCAGAACGAAACACTTTATCCAAACTCCCAACATAAACCTTAATCCATTTTTGTGTTTTTTTTTCTTTTTTTGGTGTATCTAATTCTTTAAGCCTTTTTAAATAGTATTTTTTAGCTTTTTTATTTTTGGTTTCTGATAATAATTTTTGATAATATTCTTTCATTCTTAATTATACTCCTTTCCGTTTATTTTAATTATTAAATTATCATCTAATTTTTTCATTCTGTCTATTATTACTTGACAATACTTTGGATCAAGTTCCATTCCATAGCATTTGCGGTTAAGTTGGTGCGCTGCTACCATTGTGCTTCCTGAACCAAGAAATAAATCAAGCACTTTGTTTCCTTTTTTACTTGCGTGGTTTAAAGCATTCTCACAAAGTTCAATAGGTTTCATTGTTGGGTGTAAATCTGACCTTTGTGGTCTTTTATAATCCCATACATTTGTAAGCGTTCTATCATCAATAAATGTCTTACCACTTTCTACCCATCCAAACCAACAAGGCTCATATTTATTTTGATACTTACCTCTACCCAAAGTAAACTGATCTTTATTCCATATTATAGTTGTCGAATGGTGTAAGTTTTCATCTAAAACAGTAAACATTATTCTACCATCTTCCCCTTGTCCACTCCAACAATAAACAATACCATCACAAAACAATTTTATATTAGATACAAAACCTTGAACAAAACTTTTAAAATCATTTTTACTCATATTGTCATTTTCAATATCTCTTACTTTAAATTTTGGATGTTTTATGTTTCCATAATTTATATTATAAGGTGGATCAGTAAACACCATATCAGCTTTTTCTCCATTCATTAGCTTTGCCACTTGGTCTGCATCTGTACTATCTCCACATAATAACCTATGCTCTCCTATCTCTATTAAATCACCAAGTACAACATCAACTTTTAAATCATCTGGTTCTGTATAGTCATCTTCTTCTGCTTCCAGTACTTCACCCCAAGTATCTGGTGTTTCTAAACCCCAATCATTTAATTCATCTGCATCCCATTTATTCGCAAGTATATCCCAATCCCACTCACCACCAGATGTATTATCTTTTATTAAAAACTCACGTTCTTGTTCTTGTGTAATATTGTTTGCAATAAGTATTGGTATTTCTTTTAAACCAGCTTCCTTTGCTGCTTTGTAACGCATATTACCACCAAGAATGATCATATCCTTATTTACAACAACTGGTCTTAATGATAACATTTCTGGAAATTCCTTTATTGATTTAACCAGGTTTTTAAATTTATCATCCTTTATAAATCTTGGATTGTTTGGATTTACTTTTATTTCTTTAATTTTTACTTTTAACATAGTTTGTTGTATCATAATTTAATAAATATTTTTTTAATTCTTTCCAATGAACTTGCCAATGTTCCTCCTTTTTACTGTAATGTTCAAATGGATGAATTAATAAATTACCGTGTTTTAACATTTCATCAACACAAAGTAATGCACTTTGTAATGCAGTAGATAAACACATTGGATATTTATGCCATTCATCAATTGGTTTAATAAATTTTTCTATTAATTCTTGACCGTGTGATTCGACTTTATATAATTTCATTATCAATAATTTGTATGATGTGCCTTGCATTCTCTTTATCAATCTTTGCTTCAATCTTTTGGTCATAGGTTTTTATTGTCAAATTGTAAAATTCATTTTGACTTTCCAAACGTGTTATTGCAACCTCAATTTTTTTCTTGTTCATAGTTTAAAGATAAGATTCGTAAACATCGTTAATTGGATCTATAAATCTTATGGGACAACAAGATGCTTTTTGAATTTTTCTTGCAAAAAGTTGATTGAATATTGGTATAATAATTTCATTCATATGTTTATGTGTTATATCACCCTTAACTTTTCTAAATTCTGTCCATTGATAAAATTGTTCTTGCGTAAAACATCTAACCATTGGAAGATTTACTTGAATTTTATTAAGTTTTTCTTTACGTTTTCCACAACCACAATCTTTTCCATCGGTAAATGTTTCAACCATTTTTTTAATACCAGTTGCCTTTGTTACCTTTTCAACAACATCACCCAAACCAATGCTGTTTTTTTTATCAAAATTTTGTTTCCATTGATTCCATTCTTTCCACGCTTTTGTACGTTTGTCTTTTGGTTCTTTCATAATTTATTTATTTTATCTTAATTTCTAATCCAACAAAACCAGAGTATCTAATTTTATTAATATCAGTTCTATCAACGATTTGATAACCAGCATTAATTTTTAATTCTTTATTTATTACGTAATTAGTACCAAACCAAAAACCAACAGATTTTGTAGTTCCTTTGTGATTTATAAAACCATAACTTACAGCAGTTTCAAACTCTAAGTTGTTTATTATGTTGTTAAAACTATAACCAACATTTGCTGAATATCTTTGATATTTAGTTTTTAAATCTGCAAATTCATATTCTGGATAAATAATAATATAACCTAATTTTTGCTGATTCCCTTGCATTTTAATTCTTGCTAAAAAATTAACTGTAAAAGCTTTGTACCCTCTTTTATCATCTCCAATTGTAGCAAGTTTTAAGTCTTGCAATAAATTTACACTTACTTTTTCTTGAGAATAAACGCTATTAAAAAATAACGTTATTAATATAATAAAATATGGTTTCATAATTTATTTATTTCATATTCCACAATAACCACTATCACATTCATTAAAATCATCATCAAATAATTCTGTTTGTGTTTTCCAATTCATAATATCTTTATACATAACATCACTCCTCCATTTGTTTTTGATTGTTTCTTGCTCTGCAAACCATTGCATTTTTTTTGGGTGTTTATCACTCATTTTTTTTAATAACAATGGACTTCGCCACCAACAACCAACACAATTATTCATATAAGCAAACCGAACTTCTTTATCTTTCCAAAACTCATCAATAGTATCTTTGTAAATGTTATCAGTTATTAAAGGNAATTCTGGTTTACAATATTTATACTCACCCCAAGAATTTCTTCCATTTTTTAATTTTGTAAATGTAGCTTTAACTTTTGTAAATCCCTCTTCATCTGTTTTATCCATCATTTTAACTGCTCTTCTTGTTTCATTTGCTCTGTAACCAAACCTCATAAGAACTGGTTCTTTTATCACATCATACATCCAGTAAAGAATAGGCATTGTTTTTAATTTAGTTGTGCAATACCTTGCCATTTTATTAGGTAAATATTTTGTACCTTTTTTTGTTTTTATAATTGCTTTATCAAATGTCTTTCCTGTAACCCAATCAATCTTTGATCCTATAAACTGCTCCAAATCTAACATTGTNTAAATAATCATATCTTCTTCCAGAGTACCAATAAATTCTGTGCCTAATCTATCAGAAACTTCTTGCCTTATTTTAGCATCTGGAAACATACAATTTTTATCATCTGTTCTAACTAATGAAAACACATTATAGTCTGCTGGATAATTTGCAGCAATGTAACTTGATGTTTTACCACCACTTAAACTATTAACGGTTTTCAT